CAAACTTAGCTTTGATGGAATTAGAATTTATGAAATTGGTGATATGGTTGCATATCGCATTCAGAAAGAAGAAAAAACACAACCTTTTGGTAAATCTTATTGGCTAGATGTTGAAGATATGTTTAATGATTATATGTCAGAAAACATTAAAGAAGAAGATGCCGGAAAACGTGTTGTCGAAAGCATTATTGATGAAGTTAAAAAATTCTTTTCAAGAAGTTCTAAAGCAGAAGAAGAAATTCGAGATAGTGGTCAAGATGGCACTGGATTAATCATTAAAACTGGTGGAACTGATTACAGTACGACTGTTTTAAATAGGGTTTAAAATGAAATTTAAAAATTGGATTATAGAAGAAGCAATATCAATTTCACCAAGCATAAAAGGATTTGCTTTAAAAGTAAATCAAAAAGGAAATGCTTTAGAATATGCCGATGAAAAAAAACTAAAATCTTTTTTGAAAAATTCAATTCAAAAATATTATGGCGATGAATTTGAAGCTCTTTCAAGTCGTTATGAAATAGAGCTTTCTGAGATATTTGAAGGAAACAGTGAAGTTTTTTTTACAATTTTACTTAAACCTAAAAAATTTCGAGAACCTGAACTTGTTTCTCCGGATAATGATTTATATGATTATTACAAGAAATATAAGGGCGGGAAAACAGGATATTATTTAAAAAAGAATCCTGAAGATGCAATTAAAGAAATACCAGATAATCCAAATTTGGTATACAGAGGCATGTCATTTGAAGAATGGGAAAACATTAAAAAAACAGGATTTATTCAAAGCAAAGGGTCTTATAATATTGGCGATGATCAAAAAGGTTTGACGTTTTATGGAAAAGCTTCCACTGCTTCCTCATATGCAAGTGGTTTTTCGCCTTGGCAATTTGAAACATCAAGAAATAAGCCATCGGTAGTTATAGCCATTTCAAAAAACAACGTAAAGAGCCATGAAGATATGCCAGAAGCAATACCTCCTTCAGAATATGCACATGTTGGACCATTGTCTGCTAAAGAAATATTAGAGGCTTGGATGGTTGTTGCAACAAGAGCTAGTTTTGGAACGTTAACTTTAATTTTTCAATACGATTATAATAAAAATGGTTATTTTGAATTATCAGGTCCAAAAAGAGAAGGAGCAAGATTTACTCCGAACATAAGATACGTTTTAAAGAAAATTATTTAAATGAATAAATAATATGTTCTCTCACTCATGGAGGCAACATGGAGAATCAAGTAGACAAACAAGACATCACAGATGTTGAAGTGGACGAAGTAAGTTTGATAGCTCTGATTTTGGCATTTTTTCTGCCACCCCTTGGAGTTTTAATTAAAGACGGTCTAAGATGCAGCTTTTTCATTAATTGCATTTTAACAATATTAGGATTTATTCCTGGTATCATTCATGCTCTCTATGTAATTTTGAAAAAATAAAGTAAGTAAAAAAGCCCGAAGAAATTCGGGCTTTTTTTATCTAAATACTTTATGCCAATTCCATTTCAAGATGCCGTACTTCCTGATAATTTAAATTCTTCCATAAAAGTTAATCCAACTGTTGGTAGAGGAAGTTTAATTACTTTCAGTTATTTGTATTATAAACCTGGTCATGATCCAATTCCACTTGTTCTTGTTACTGATATTTGGGACAAATACATTCGTGGTATAAATCTGCACTATTTGACTTTCCCAGTCATTAAAAAGCTAATGTTTCCTGGTACCGGAAAATCTATTTGTGAAAGTCAGCAATTTAATTATCAATACATAAAAGGAAATGACTACATAGTATCAGCGTTTCGTCAATATAAACGAAACGGAATGGCGTCAATCAAAAAGCTTAATTGCGAGTTTGTTGTGAATGCTATGGGAATTACTAGATCATTTGATCCAAATGAAATTGAAGCTATTCGTAGATCTGTCAGGGAGCAAATTCGTCGTATGGCAAATCCCCAAGCAACTGCAACTGGTGAGATGCCTTTTGGTCAAAATCCTCCTTCTTCTGTATAACTTTTTCGCTTTGAATAAATAACTTAATATAACTAATTCTCTTATAAAGAATAAGAAATTTAAATGTAGGTATAAATGGGCGTAGCAATAGACAATCTTGGACGTAAATTTGAAGCGGCAGACTTGACCTTAAAGGAGATCAAAGATCTTATATCCACTTTGATGCAGGGTCAAGTTGGTCCAGCAAAACCTGTTGGAGAAAAAAATGAAACACAATCAAATGCTATTAATGATTTAAAAGAAACATTTAGTAATTATGTTGCGGACTGGACAAATGAAGTAGGTGCTCAAAAACAATTATTACAAAATACACTTGATGTTTTAAAAGAAATAAAAGATCAAAGAGAGCAAACAAGAGGAACTGGAACAGGCAGAGTTGCACAAAATCGCGGGGAAAGAAAAAGAGAAAAAGGATTTAATCTTGGCGGGTTTTTTAAGAGCAATACAATTTCAGTACATGATTCTGCTGTGATGAGAGCAGTTGAAAACTTATGCAATTGCTTCAAGTCTACAGGAAGTGTAATTGGTGGAGCAATGGGTAAACTTACACATCCTAATGCAGCCGCAACAACTGCTGGAGCCGCTGCAAATGCAAGCACTGGTGCTGCTGCCGCAAACGCTACTGGTACTGCTGCTGCTGCAACTGCTACTGCTACTAAAAAGAAAAAATCAAAACCAATTGACAGCTACTATCGAGATCCTGAATTAGCAGCTTTAAATAGAATCCAAAATATAATTGCAAAAGTTGGTAGTTCTTTTGAAAAATTAAGAGAAACATTTACAGGCGGGATTAAAGTTAATGAGACATTGTTTAAAGGAATTGGAAAAGGAACAAACGATACAAGGGTTGAATTAAATAAAACTTTATATCAAACGCAAGGCATAACTGGCGCCACTAAAGATTTGCAAATGTCATGGATGAACATTGGCAATGTTGTTAGAGAAACTGGAGTTGAAGATCAAGTAACAGCATATAAAGAATACAATAAAATGCTTGGTCGTGGCATAAAAAACCAAAAATCAGCAGAAAAACTATTAAAATCACAACTTTCAACGGAAGTTCAGCTTGGATTAGAAACAGGTAGTTTAGGCGAATCTTTTGCAAAAATGCATCATGAATTAATGATGAGTGAGAATGAAATTGCCCAAATGGGTCGCGGAATGAGAGAGGTTCAGCTTTCCACTGGTTTATCTGGAGAAAATCTGGCTAAATCGATGCAACAGAGTGAACAAATTATGAAAAATTTGTTCAATGCAGGAAATCTAAACACTCAAAGTGCAAAAGCATTCATGGAAGTTTCAGCAGAAGGTCAAAAGATGGGCGTTGATCTATCTGGCATGCTAGAAGGTTTGTCAGATCCATCTAAGCTAATCATGGAAGGCGGACAGGCTCTTGATAAGATTTTAATGACACTTGGAAGTAGAGGTGGTGAGTTTTTAAGCGGACAGCTTACCGGCGCCAAGTTAATGAAGGCTATGGCAGATCAAAGCATGGCACTGGCTAGTAGACTTGGAGGTCCAAAAACACTAGAGGGATTTGAACAATTAGGCGATATACAAAAAAGAAATCTCAATATGCAAACACAAGCACTATTGGGAATGAGCTACCCAGAGCTTCTAAAACAACAAGGAGCATTCAAAAAAGGCTCGATGACAAGTGCCGACAAGGCAAGAGAAGCAGGAAATGAAATTGAAAAATTAGCAAAGCAACAAGAAGAAAACATAAAAACACAGATGGTTGATGATAAGAGCTTAGCAGATCAAAGAAAAGCATTAGAAATACAAAAAAGAAATTTTGAAATAAGTGCATCAACTGAAGTTCTAGCTGGTCTTGAAAAGAATCTTAGTAGTTCAAAAAGCTTGGATGAAGCGTTTGCAAAGGGAGGAAAAACCTCAGAACAAGCACAAAAAGAAGCACAAGCTGCTGTTGAAAAATTAAATGAAGGTTTAGTAGAAGCAGGAAAAACCCCTTTGGAAATAGATTTCAAAGACGCTTTCAAGAGTGGAGCAAAATTCTCAGCAATGACCAATAAAATCATGGAGGGTCAACGCAGGTTAACAACAAATGAGGCAAAGGGAGTAGACGCAACAACAGAAGTTCAACAAAAACTTTCAGAGACAAATGCTGATATATTCAATTCGGTTTTAAGCATCCAAACAAAAGTAATGGCTGTTGCAGGAAGATTTCTTATTGTATTAGGTATTATTGCAACAGCAATTGCAGGATTGGCATTGTCCAGCACGTCTCTTTTTGTAGGCACAAGGAATCTACAAAGAACACTTAAAACACTTGGATTTGGAAAAGAATCGAAACAAATAAAAGGCGTATTAGACAACATAAGCAATAGAGTAACAGGCGCATTTGAAGGTATTGCCAATAGAGCAAAATCATTATTTGGTATGGGTGCTAGTGCTGCTGGGAATGTTGCTGCTGGGGCGGCTACTACTGCGGCTACTACTGCGGCTACTGGTGCGGCTACTACTGCGGCTACTACTGCGGCTGCTGGTGGCGCAATGGGAAGATTGACATTCCCTGCCGCTCAAGCTGCTACTACTGCTGCTGTTGGAGGAGGTGCTACCGCTGCTGCCACGACAGCTACAGCAACTGCCACGACAGCTACAACAACTGCACTCACTGGTCTAAGAGCCACTATGACGAGTTTTGCCAGTACAGCCAGTCGGTTTGCTGGACCTATAGCTATTGCTGCTGCAATTGTGTCTGCGGGTATTGGTGGCGTATGGAAAGCTGCCGATGCTGGAAAACAAGCTGCTACAATATTCAAGAAAAATCAAAAAGACTTAAGTGAAGGTGAAAAATATTCTGCTGAATCTGCTGGATTTCTTATTGGCAGTTTAAATGGATTGACTGGTGGTTTATTGGGTATGTTTTTTAACATCGACACGTGGATCAAACCTTTGACGCTTCTTATAAACAAAATGAAAGTATTTTCTTTTGTAATTGGAATTGTATATGAAGTGGTTAGAGGCGTATATGAAATTATAAAATCTATATTTGTAGCAATTTGGGAAATCGTAAAAGGTATTGGAGGTGGAATTTGGAATGCGATTGAGCCTATTTTTACAGGAATAAGCGATATTTTCAATTCTGTTTCATCAATTTTTGGAAGCACAGAAAAAAGTTCTGACGGAGCATTTAAATCACTTCGACTTTTTGGCAAGGCAATAGATGGTGTTGCTTGGTTTATTGTTAGTATTGGAAAAGGCATTGGAACTGTGTTTAAATTTATTGGATCTGTTATTGGATTTGTTGTAAGAGGAATAATGAAGATAATTGAAGGAATTGTCATAGTAATTTCTTCGGTTTTAGCGCCAGTTGTAGAAGCAATAAGTTCTATATTTGAAGGTTTTTATGAAATTGGAAAAGGCGTATACGATGCAATTGCTGGAATTATTAGTATATTTTCAGTTTTAGGAGGTGCTGGATCTGGCGGCATTGGCTTTTTTGGGAAAATGCTAAATGGACTTTTAGAAGGTTTTATAATTGGTGGGCGTATTATAGGTGGTTTTTTAAGACTTATAATAACTCCGTTTACAAATTTGATAAAAGTATTAGGAGCGATTCTATCAGGAGTAGGAAAAATAATTCAAGCCATTGTTAAAGTTATTTCTGGTGATTTTAGCGGTGCTGGAAAGCTTGTAAAAGATGCGTTTTTGGGAATATTCAAATCCATAAAAGATGTTTTTACTTCAGTATTGGTAGACATACCGGCTGTAATTTTAAAAGTTGGTTATCTAATAGTTAAAAATGTTTTCAAATTGGTTTATTCAATATTTAGCACAATAGTAAAAATCATACTTGCAATACCGGCTATGATATTCAAAGGATTAGGATATCTTACTGAAGGAATAGCTAGTATATTCTTGTCTATACCTGATATGATATTCTCTTTAATGTCAGGGATTATTGATGTAATACTTTCGCCATTTAAAACAATTTTAAATTTCTTTAGTGCTGGATTTGGTGATTCTGTTGTTGGAAGCATCACAAGTTATTTTGGAATTATTTTTGATGTCATGACACTTCCTTTTAAATTGATACTTACTGCGTATCAAAGCTTTGGGAAAATATTTTCAGCTATTGGAAAGTTATTTAGTGGTGATTTTAGTGGTGCTGCGTCAAGCATTGGAGATGTTTTAACATCAATACCAAAATTGATTTTGAAAGTTGGTTATTCAATAGTTAAAAATGTTTATAAATTGGTTTCTTCAATATTTAACACAATACTAAGCATCATATTTGATATACCGGCTGTGATATTTAAAGGATTGGGATATCTTATATCAGGAATAGCTAGTATATTCTTGTCTATACCTGACATGATGTCTTCTTTAATGTTAGGCATTATCGGTGCAATCCTTTATCCATTCAAAACAGTTTTAAATTTCTTTAGTGCTGGATTTGGTGATTCAATAGTTGGAAACATCACAAGTGTTTTTGGAACTATATTTGATGTTATAATGCTTCCTTTTAGAATAATATTAACTGGTATTAAAAACATTGGAAAAATATTTTCTGCTGTTGGAAAATTACTTACTGGTGATTTTAGTGGTGCTGGTAATATTATGCTAGATGTTTTGACATCAATACCAAAATTAATTTGGAAAGTTGGTTATTCAATAGTTCAAACTGTTTTCAAATTAGTTTCTTCAATATTTTACATAATAGTAGACATAATATTTGGGATACCAGCTATGATATACAAGGGATTGGGATATGTTATATCAGGAATAGGCAGAATCTTTTCATCTATTCCTGATATGATAAAATCTGTAATATTTGGAATTGTCGGTGCAATCCTTTATCCATTTAAAACAATTTTAAATTTCTTCGGCAAAGGCATTGGCGATTCATTTATTAAAAGGATAAAATCCGGATTAGGATTTATAATTGACATTCTTTATCTTCCGTTTAAGATCATAGGAAGAATATTCAGTTTTATTGGAAGTATATTTAGTTCTATTGGAGGTCTATTTAGTTCTGTCGGAAGTCTATTCAGTTCTTTTTTAAGTATATTCAGTTCTTTTGGAAGTCTATCCAGTTCTATTGGAAGTATATTCAGTTCTATTAAATCTCTTGGAACTTTGATTTGGGATAATACAATCGGTGCTTTAGCAGGAGCAGGTTCTTGGGTTTGGGATAATACAATCGGAGCTTTAGCAGGAGCAGGAACTTGGATTTGGGATAATACTGTTGGAGCTTTAGGGCAATTTGGCACATGGCTTTATCAAAATACTATTGGAAGAATTCTTTCTTACCTTCCTTCGTGGTTAGGAGGAGGTGGAGAAGTGGTAGAAACCGTTGCGTCTTCTGTCGCGTCAGGTGCATCTGCTGTCGTCTCAGGCGCAGTAGATCTCACGGCTTCAATAGAAGAATTAGGACCATTTCTGTATGATAATACATTTGGATATTTAGAAGGTTTAGGACCATTTCTATACGACAATACATTTGGATATTTATATGGTTTGGGTCAAACAGTTTATGACGAGTTTGCATATTCAATTTCATATGTTGGTGATTATGTTCAAAATACATTTATGGAAGTATTCAAAAGCGTTTCTGATTACATTTCGTCCATGCTGCCTGGATTAGAAACTTCAAAAGCTGTTGGAGAATCTGTTGGAGAAGCCTTTGGTTCATCAGAAGAAGAAAACATTAAAAGAGTTCAAGAAGTTGGATCAGGTACGGCAAGCGGAATTGGAAGAGCTTTAGGTGGAGTTACCGAACTTTCTGGATCAAAAGTATTGGGTGGAGTTTCAGAAATGGGATCTGCAACTTGGGGCAATTTAAAATCAATTGTTGGATATGCTGAGGGTTCCAAACAAATATCAGAAACTGGTCTTGCTGTTCTTCACAAAGATGAAATTGTAATTCCATCTAATGAAGTTGAAAAATTTTCTGCTCCGAGCGAAGGTGTTTTTGATCCGTCAGGGTTTTTATCTTCAATTTTATCAAATGCACTTTCTCCATTTATATTTGCTGCTTCAACAATTGGCAAATCTTTAATGAGTGCTTCGCCACTTGGAATGTTGTCTGGCAGTGCTTTGCCGCCCGTTGATGCTTTGCCACCTGAAGATACTGGAATTCTTTCTTCCATAGTTAAAAGCGGAAAATCTTTAATTGGGTCTTCACCACTTGGAGATTTGGCAAGTAGCATTTTACCGTCTTTCTCATCAATTTTAGAATCCGGACCTATTAAATCTTTGATTGAAGGTGGGAAATCTTTAATTGGAAATTCACCACTTGGAAATTTGGCTAGTAATATGTCAAATGCTGTATTCGGATCTAGTCCAGAATCAGATGCTTCAACTGTTTCAACAATTGGGAAATCTTTAATTGGAGCTTCGCCACTTGGAAATTTAGCTAGCAGCATGTCAGATTTAACTAGTAATATGTCAATTGCAAAAAATGCTGTATTCGGATCTAGTCCAGATTTAACTAGTAATATGTCAAATGCTGTATTCGGATCTAGTCCAGATTTATCTAGTAGCATGTCAAATACTGCATTCGGACCTAGTCCGGAAAATGAATCAGTTGTTAGTACGGTTTTAGGAGGAACTCAAAACACAAACTTGGAAACAATGGTTGCTGGAGAAAAAGCCTCAACAACTCCTATGAAAACTGAAATTGCATCTTCTGAACTTGGAGAAATCGCAAATGAAACATCAATACAAACAGATCAATTACAACAATTAGTTGATCTGTTCCAAAAAATGTTAGGTGTTTTGCAACCGTCATCTACTATTACAAGTAGTAGTGGTGGAGAACCAGGCTCAACTTCTGCCAATCAAATTCGTCATTCGCCTCCTAATTTTTACAGAAATACAATTGGTTTGGTATCTCAGGGTTCAGCGAAGGGCGTATTGAATATGGGTCCACCTAGCATGTAAAAGAGGTTAAAAATGAGAGGGACTCTTAACAACGGTCAATTAAGAAATATAGAAGATTGTTATATAGTTGTTTATTTTGCAGGTGAAAATTACACAATTGTAATGAATAATTTGCCTGATATATCAGACACAAAAAGTGCAAGTTATCCAGACGAAAATGCAATTGGTCGCTCTATGCCTTTTAAAAGTTATAGAAACTCAGAAAACAGATCAATTTCATGGACCGCACACTTTTTTATTCAACAAGATGGCGACCAAGACATAATATTAGATACTTTGAGAGTAATAGAATCATGCACATATCCAACAGAGCCATCTGGATCGCCTTATGCTCCTCCTCCAATATGTAGATTAAGATGTGGGAAGCTACTAAAAAAAGATGGCGAATTGTGCGCTGTTATGAAAAGCTATAGCGTCAAATTTGATACGAGCGTTCCTTGGGATCAAACAAATTTTATGCCATATAAATTAGATGTAGATATGCAATTTGATGTCATTTACGATCAATCAGATTTACCAGGAGCAGAAACTATTTTAACAGATTAAAACCATGTCAAACTACATAGAATATACAAAAATCCGACCAACACGCTATGTCCCAATAACTAGTAGATATTCAAGTTCTACAGTTGTTTATTATACAGAAAACAAAATTCTATCATTTTCCACTTATAAAAAAACAAATGTTCCAATTAGTCAAAATGATAAATATTACGTTGTCACATCTGGAACTGAGTACAGACCAGATGTAGTTTCTCAAAACGCTTATGGAACACCAGATTTTTGGTGGAAAATTTTAGAAGCAAATAATATAAAAGATATTTATGATTTTAAAGCAGGCTTAAATATCAGAATCCCTAATTCAATTTTTGGATAAATTATGGCATGTACAGTAGATTGTTTATCAACTTATACTTGTGGAAAAGATATATTCCAAGCATACCCTGGAGCCATATACGCTTCTTTTGTAAGACTTACAATAGGCGATATTGATATTACTATGGGAAATAAATCTTCTCCAGCCTATAAAAACGCCGCAGCAATTAGCTCTTTCACTTATGGTTTTGAACCAGGAACAAGCAGTTTTGGTGCAGATGTTGAAATAATAGATTCTGGAGGAACTGCCTATAGAGATATTATACGTGCTATAAACAAAACAATAACAAACGCCGCTACAGAAGCTGCTGGAATAAATATAGATTTTGGTTGGATACTAACAGATTGCTATGGAAAAGTTACAACCACATGGACAGCCAATAAAATTACAGAATCAAAAATTACAGGTTTTATTTCGGAAGTTGAACAAACTTTCGAAAATGCAATAATCAAATTAAAACTTAAAATTCGCGCTCCAACAGTACAGTCGCCAGATGTTATTCAAGACGTTGTAATTGGAGACCAAAGCAACAAGAGAAGTTTAAAATCTGCAATTGTAGAGATGTTCACAAAATATGAACCAAAATATAAGGGTGTTAGATTTGAATCAAAAGATAGTGATGGAAAAGGCGGATTCAAAGAATTTCAATTTAAAAATTCAGACGGTGGACCTGATGGTCCATTAGGCGTTTGGTCAGCCAATCAACAAAATACTCTTTCTGCTGTAAGAGGTTGGTTGAATTCTGTAACAACATCTAATGATTTAGGTGTTTTAATACAGTATGACGCAAACACTTATGAAGCAGTTTTAAAAGAAAGCCCTTTTGAACAGCCTTCATGTCAATATAATCTTGGAACTTATATCGTTAATGGCGGCAATTGTTCTCCTGTTTTAGAATTTAATCCAACAATCAAATGGTTTCCTTCGGGTAGCACAGGAGCAGTTAACGGAAGCGCAACAAGTGCCGGTGGAACAAGACTTGAGCCAGTTCCAGAAAATGTTCAAAAAGCTGGCTCTCAAGCATCGCCAGCACAACAGCAACACGACTCTCATTTTAGAAATCCTGATGACATATCATCAAAAGCAGCAGAAGCTTTTTCTGCACAATACGACGCAAATTATATTGTTGAAACTCCACATTCTCCAATTGACGCTCAATTAAAAATTATGGGAGATCCGTCTTTTGCAAATCTTGTTGATTTTTTAGGAAAAGAAGTTTCTATTATAGTTTTAAATCCTTTTGGATCAAGAACAGATTGCACTTGGATTAGCGAGCCAACTTGTAATCAAGTGCTAAGTAATAAACACTATCTAATAAAAGGTGTAAATCATCAAATTACGGAAGGAAGTTATGTTACAACTTTGCATGTCTGTATGCTTGTGCCTAATATTGCCTTGCCAGCAGATTCGACATTAGGCGGTGGCGGCACTGAAAGTTATAGTGATGCATATGGCGCAACCAAAGCAACTGTTGCTTCGGATCAAGAATAAAGGAAGAAAATGTCTATAGCAAGTCAAGAAGAAGTAAAAGTATTAGAAAGAAGAATAGTTTCTTTAGAGCAACAACTTGGCGGTTTGGGATATTCTGTTAAATCGATTGCAAGACAAGAAATGTCAGCAGCATCTAGGGTTGTAGAACAAGCAGAGTCAATGTTCGGTTTATACACAGCTTTATGCATAGACACAATTGATATATGGAAGCAAAATAGAATTAGATTTTTTTCTCCGTTATTTCACAATCCAAAAATGAATGTTACAAAACTTCCTTGGGCATTTCCAGTTTCAAATTTTGGAGGTTTTGACGATTGTGGATCAACATGGATACCGCCTGCTGGATCTACTGTTTGCATTTTATTTGAAAATGGAAATCGATCATCGCCTTTTTACATTGGAACAACTTGGCACAGAAATCGTGGTCCAGATGGCGAGCACACTTTTGGATTTAATATTGATGAATATTATCAAATTTACGAAGGAAAAAGAAAAGGTTATTTAGTCGGACCGAATGATGGATCTCAAGTTTTACCTCCTTGGAATACAGAAAATTACAATGGATATGATTTATCATCTCTAGTTGATTTTTCTTCAAATCCTGAAGCACAAAAGCTAATTACGTATCCGAATATTTATGGATTCAAAACGCCAGAAAAGCATTATATTAAAATGGTTGATGGCGATCCAAAGTGTGATAGAAAATGGAAAAGATTTGAAATCATGTCCAGTTGTGGAAACTGGATCATGTTAAAAGACGATCACTTGCATTACTCAGGTCAATGGGCAAATCCACAATGTGGAGGTCGAGATATAGTAGATGCCGATTCAAGTTGCGTAGAAGGCGTGAGCAATTCTTCTCAGATAGATAAATTAAGAGGTGGATTTACAGTAATATCAGAAGCAGATTCGGAAGCAGAAGCGAATACTCAAGATTTAAGTCCTGAAATTGGAAAAAAGAAACAAGAAGTTCCTTGTCAAGGGAATCGAAGTAATTCAAAAATTATAGGCGGACATCCATCAACAGGAAGTCCTGAATCTAAATATTACGGAAGTCAAGTTGGCGCCAATCCATTTTTTAAACACAGTCAAGAATGTCGCCCGTACAAGGGTTCTTCGACTCCACAAAATAATATTTGTGATTTGCCACAAACTGGCATTCAAATCATGTCTATTTCTGGACATACTTTTGTTATGGACGATTCTGTTGAAGAGCCATCAGGCGCTCCAACATGGGATCGCGAATTTGATTTTGGATGCAATAATCATTACGCTGGGAGATCCTATTGGAAATCTGCAACAGGTCACCAGATAGAAATGAACGATTTGGAAGGAGTAATTGGCGACGAAGGTGCTGCATTAAGGGGTGAAAACAATTACATTCGTATTTTATCTGCTTGTGGTAACAAAATTGAATTAAATGATCACACAGAATCGCAAAAAGACTGCGCCAGTTGCCCTCCTAATATTGGTGGACCTCAAAGAGGAATTCACTTTCAAAGCACTAGCAATCACACTTTTGACATGGTTGATGAATCTGTTGAACAATGTGCGCCTTGTAGAATGGAAGGTGGCGTACCAATTCCAAAAGCCAAAAAAGCTTTTGTGCGAATCAGAACTGGGTATGGCTTACAGATGGAATTTCAAGATAACTTTAGTCAAGAAGAAACACAGCAACAATACATACAAATTTTATGTCCACAGAAGGACAATACAGTTCGTGGTCCGCACAAGTTATTTATGCAAGAGGCGGCATCGGGACCAGGTGTTATATTTTTAAGGGCTGGTGGTAATTATGTATGTCAAACTTATGACACGCATGCTACCTATGTTGGCGACATAGACAACAATCCTGCTGACAAAGTTGAATTTGTAAGCAGAAACAATCTTGTATCAACAAAAGATTATTACATCAATGTTAGTGAGAAAGCACAGTTGTTTGTTGCAAAAGATCAAATTTTCTTATTGGCTGGACAAGATTGCACTGGAAAACAAGGTCAGGATGGATGTGGTGGCGAAGGAGCTAGCGAACCGTGCTTTGGGGCAATAATTGTTTATGACTACACCACTGGGACAGTGAAAATAAGCGACCGTGTTTTTGCCAGCACATCAGCAAACGCAAGCACGCTATCTATGTTTCAATTATCTCCATTTGTTAAAGGCGCTGGGTGTTAAAAAAATGCGAATATTTCAAGGTTTACCATATCCAGTTAAAAAAGATCCAAGAGGATATTTTTATTCTCAAGAGGGAGTTGATCAAATAAAATCAGACATATTGGTTTTATTGCTAACAAATCCTGGTGAAAGAGTTATGAATTTAGATTTTGGAACTCCTCTTAGATCTTTATTGTTTGAGCCAAATGATCCATATTTGCAGACTCAAGCCAAAAACATGATTATAAAATCCATCAAGAGTTGGGAGCCACGTATTGCTGTTCAAAACATAGAAGTTACATCTTCCATAGATAAAAGTTCAATCAATAACTTAGATAATCAAACAGAAATTGAACACATATTATTTATTAGAATAATTTTTGTTGATCCACAAGACATCAAGCAAGTTCAAGAATTAACACTCGAAGTACCTTTGGGAGGATCATAATGGCACAATCTAACAACTGCCCCTTTGACATTACGCCGTATACACAATCGCAAGTCATAACGACTCCAAACATATTCAGTTTAAATTACACAAATCAAGATTTTTGGTCGATGAAAACACGACTTATTGATTTTATCAAACAAAAATTTAGTACAGATTTTTCTGATTTTGTAGAGTCATCTATTGCTATTATGCTCATTGAAAACTGGGCATTTATTGCAGACACTTTGTCATTCAAAATGGATCAAATTTCAAATGAAATTTTTATTGACACAGTTACAGAAACAGAAAATGCTTTTCGACTTGCAAAACTAGTTGGATTTCAACCACAGCCTCCAATAGCAGCAAGATCAATGTGGACAGCTTCTTTAAACAATACATTAGCAATTGATGTTACTATACCTTCTCCGTTTGGTTTAAGCATTAGCACTGGGAATTCCAAAATAGACATTGAGCTTTTTCCTGCTGACGCAAACAATAATCCTATTTTTGATCAAGATATAATTATTCCAGCCGGAAGTGTTGTTAACGCAAGCGTTATAGGTCTTGAAGGAAAAACTTCTATTTTTGAACAAGTTGGCGACGGATCAGTTGGTCAAACAATCGTAATTCCAGATTCGCCTATTATATATGATTCTATTAAGGTTCAAGTTGATGGTGTAATTTGGGATCAGGTTGATTTTTTTACTGACTCTCAACCAAGAAGAGAATATAGAGTAGAATTTGATTCTAGTTATAATGCATATGTAATTTTTGGGAATAATAGAGCAGGATTAATTCCATCACAAGGAAGCATTGTATCTATCACATATAGGATAGGTGGTGGATCTATTGGCAACATCGTAAGCGGAACAATTACAAATCAAACAATTATAAATCTTCCAGGATTATCTTTTAGCGTTCCTGTATCATTCAGCAATTATACAAGAGGCGAATTTGGATATGATGGCGATACAATCGATGATGTAAAAAACAAATTGCCAGCTTATGTAAGAACTCAAAACAGAGCGGTAACAGGATTGGATTATAAAACTTTATCTGATCAATTTGCGACTCCTTATCAAGGTCAGATCGGGAAATCGACCGCAGTTTTAAGAAATTATGGATGTTCTGGCAATATTGTTGACATATATGTGCTAGCTTTAAATGGAGCCAATAACTTACAAACAGCCTCAAGCGAACTTAAATCTGACTTGCAGTCATATATTGAATCTTTAAAAATGATGACTGATTTTGTTTGCATAAGAGATGGTCGCATAGTTTCAGTTGACATAAATATTGATGTTATTTTAAATAGATCTTATAGAAAATTTGAAGACGAATTAAGAATTAAGATACAAAGAAGAATAGATGGATTTTTTGCTTTGTCTAAATGGAGCTATGGTCAAACCCTTCGTGATTCTGATCTTGTGAAATCGCTTTCCGATATTAAAGAAATAGATAGATTTGAAATTAACTTCAATGCTGTAAACTTTCCACAAGATGGAACTAATATAACTACAAACTTTTATGAAATTATCCGACCTAGTACGAATGACATCGTATTCACCTATCAATAAGGAGCATTTGTGGCAGTTCTAACAATTGATCAAAATCCCTCGATTTCAGATACAATAGTTTTTACACTATTGACTCCGGACGCCAATGGATGTTTTCTTACAAATCCCTATAAGCTCAATAGCATTGTGGTTTATTACGTAAAAAGAGATTACACAAGTGGAAACACTAGTAACTATTTAAATAAAACATATGTTACAGATCAGATTAAAGCCGCTGAAGTTGCTGAGGCAATTGCTTGCGCCAATCCTACTCCTGAAAACATTTCTAGCTCAAAGGTTTTAAGAGCGATTGCCGAAAGCAACGCAAGTGTAAATGACTTTTATTATAACGAAGCATCTCCAGTAAAAATTGTTGGCGATGATTTATATCCTGCTTGGCTATCCACTGATTTGACCAATGCGTTTGCAGAATTAGTCGAAACAGATGAAAACGGAAATCCAATTTACGGAGTTTTTCAATATACATGGCAACCAGAAGGAGTTAGAGAAGGCGACTATTTTATTTGCTGGACATGGACTCCAAACATAGCGGGATCAACATTATCGTCACATCAAAGGTTTTCTTTAATGGGAGATACGGTTGTAACAACAAGTTTGCCTACACATAGAACAGATCCTAAAAAATACAAAACACTACTTGATCGATATACACCAGAAATGTTTAAGATGGTCATTTCGAATGACGATCAAACACCTTGTGTTTTAGATCAATTTAATGATTCGGTAGCTATGGGATTTACATATTTAGAAGATTTAGCGAATCAGATAGTAGATTTACAAGACGCAAATTCTATTCACGAAGCTTTAATACCATATTTGTCAAACTTTTTTAATTTAAAATTAAAAACAGATGATCCAACAAGATGGCGCGGTCAAATCAAAAGGGCGATACCTTTATACAAAATGAAGGGTACAAAAAAAGCTCTTGCCGAAGCATTTGATCAAGCTGCAATGAAATTACTTGAATTCACACAGTTATGGGAAGTCACTTCTTCATATACATGGCAGGAATCCTTTTTTTATGACGGAACAAGTTTAGAATTCATATTAGAAAAAACCGCACTTCCTTTTGATTCTCAGAATTTTGAACTTTGGAGAAGAACAACAGATTGGACGCAACTAAATTCAAACTATGTTAGCTTCAATACAATTGATGGATTGACAACAATGACATGGATTGGAGATGAATTAATTGTAAATCCGATAACGCTAAATGATGGTGATGAAATTCGCGTATTATACAAATATGCAAATATACCATCCGGAAAACAATCAACCGAAACATATTTAAGATCTTTGCCATTAATGGATTTAAGGGATGAAAAAGATCAAATTTATCCTTTAAAGAATTGGAACACTCGTGTCATTTCAGAAAAAGATCCAATGTTTCAGTTGATTATACCATCAAGACATCCATATTTTGATTTTATAACTTATGGAAAAATAAGAACAGAATTCGCATATAGCGAAAACATTTACAACATGGAAGAATATAATGGTAGCATTCGTAATTCTAAAGTTCCATGTGATATAGATCGCGACTTTATAGATCCTTGTTCTTATTGCATAAGTAGCAATTATAATGTTGATTTGGAAATTGAAAATTTATCAGATGATCGCATAGTTGAAGCAAAAGAAGTCTTACTTGAGTACACTCCTTTTCATGCTGTTTTACATTCTTTTAATTTCATTGGAAATTTTAATGAATTTATTGAATCTCCACGTGAAGAACTTGAAATTCTTTTAACGTATAAGCACAATGATTTTGTTATAGCAGGTGAAAATCAAATGTATTTTAATAGAAATATGATGAAATTTGAAACACAAGGTTTAAATCGACAAGATCTTGCAAACCAAAATCAGGTATTAGGCACAACGCCATCAATTGCATACAATGATAAAATTTTAATGTTTTGTCCAACAATGAAGCTAGACTCAATAGGAATGAATACAGACAATAATACTGTGTTAAAGATTTTGGCTCCATCTTCTTTGGCAGGTGAATACTTTATTTCTGAGCCTGATGGAAATGTTGTAACTGTAGATACTGTAAATTTACCAGCGCCACCAGGAGCAGAGCCTATTGCTAATTGCAACAATATATTTGCAAATGACAATACAATAAACACCTGTGCTTTTTCTTTTGAAATTAAAAATAGAATATTAGATGGACCATTGTGCAATGTTGCGCAAGATGATTTATACGAATTTTTCGATGAGTCAAATGGCTTTCCTTTTTTAACAGCAAAATCTTTATTTGATGTTGGTCAAGGAACTGCAACTGATCCTTGGAAAATTTCAATTCCTGCCTATAGCATAAATCCATTTGTAATATTTGACATACGACCAGATGGTAAAATAATTTTACAAAACGATGGAGGATTGAACGCTTTAAGCGGAACGGTTAATAACATTGTTTATGTATTATTAGACGAAAATGACAATGAAATATCAAATGGTACATATGGTCAAATACACGTAACAAAAAGAGGAAGGGTCACTTCATTAAGCGGATCTCTTTTACCAATTTCTAATTTTATAAAACTAAATTATTTCTTTTACATAAACGCAAATGATTTTTTAATTTCTGGATTTGTCCCATTTACAAATGATCAATTTTACATAAATGATTATAATATGCTGGACATGAATGGAATAAACCTTAGAGTGTACGATAAAATTTTAACAAACGAAATTGGATATTTATCACATAGTGGGATAAACGTCCAAACAGATGGTGATTTGGAAAGTTTTCTTGGAATTCAAAACGGGGAAAACAATATAAGATTTTATCCTCCCAATACAGATGAAGTTGAAAACAATGGTTTTAAAGAAAATTTCCTCATCTTTATTGGCGATGATAGTTATTTTATTACAAGTATTAATGGCAATAATCCTGCTGGATATACTACAATGAAATTATCTGGCAACAGTAATTACTGGAAAACATTAAATGCTGGCGGCACAGAAGTAAACATAGACGTTTTCCATTATGTCAAAAAAAGTATTACAATAGAAGGTCAACCGTTTGATGATCCATCACATACATTTAGAACCATGGACAGATCGTCAAGACCAGTTATCAGCTATACAAATCAAGACAATGTCGTAACAGAACTAAGCGTTCCAAACGATGATGCGATACAAGAATTTACAAAACAAAATGAAAGTGTTATTTTTAAAATTCAATATTCAGATGGAAAAACAGAAGAAGGTAAATTATGAGTGAAATTATCGAAGGGTTGAAAACTTGTGGTCATGTAAAATGTATCATTGATTATGATAATGGTGATCAAAAAATTATAGAATTCCCTAATACTGTTTTGGCAAAAGGAAGGGAGGCGTTATCTGCAAGTCTTGCTCGTAAGATTGGAGAAAACTATAACTTTTACATAAACAGAATGCTTTTTGGAGATGGCGGCGCAACAAATGGAGCAACAAAGTATGTTTCTTCTGATAGAAATGGTTTGTTTGGCATTACGCGAGCAAGCCGACCTGTGATTGCCACGGTTGATCCAAATATTCCATCTCAAGTCATATTCACGTCAGTCCTTACATTTAATGATGCAAATGGATATGTTTTAAACGAAATGGCTTTACAGATGGCTACAGGAGATTTATACAGTATGGTAACTTTTCCAGATCTTACAAAAACATCTCAAATGCAAATCACATGGTCATGGCGTTTAAGCTTTGTTTGATTTTTTCAATTAAAATACCAATTAAAAACTAAGGAGAAAAATGCCGGATTTAAATCAATTGCCGATTCCAGAATATCAAGGAGGTCAACCTTATCATTTTGAATATGACAACCTTCCTCTAAAAACACTGGCGAGAAGAGATGAAATTATAAATAATGCGGTTGATTCGGTAAGTAAAATTTTAAGTGATTGCAATGGCACAGCAGGAACTTTATCAAATAGATTGGATCAATCTATTGATGATGATGGATCTTTATTGACAATGGCTGTAGATGAATCTTTTCACAATATTGCTGCTCATTTAGATGGATATATTACCGTAGACACAATCGAACTTGATTATTATATTTCTCTAGGATTTCCTGATATTGCAAATCCTGTTGGATTTGTTCGAATGTTAGAATCGGAAAGAATAAAATTATCTACAATTTCAGATGAAGCGACTAATGTAACAGTTAGCATTGAAACAAACAGCAATGCTACAGTAAGTTACTCTGAGCCTTTTACAATCGCTCCATCGTCAAGCATTCAATGGGAATTGGTTCCAGATACATACAACACAGTGCAAGCAATTGTTGCCATGAACAATCCGCACTTGCATTATTATGGTCAATTGGCAACGCTAATAATCAATCAAACATATTCTATTCCGATGTCGCAGCCTTATATTTCAGGAAGTTTAAGAGTTTATATAAATGGCGTTTGTTTAAATGAAACGACTGAAATTTATTATCCTGCCCGTGATGAAAATTATGATTTAATATGGTCTTTAAACAAGTTCACAAGCAATTATACAAATGGAATTTTTGTTTTGCAATATGATGTTCAGGAAAACGATGTTATTACTGTTGATTATGACATAGCAATGACTTAAACCAGGTAAATCAAGTGAAAATGTACAAATACAAAAATTTTAATTGTGGATTTGTAATTTTATGTCCAGACCAAAACATGAACTTACTCAAATCCACAGCCAATTCTATAATTGGACAATATCCAGAATCACCATTTATTTGCGTTGTTGAAGGCGACACAAATAAAGAAGACATTGAAGAAATGAAAAAAATATGTCCAGTTTTTATTGGCAAATCTACATTTTCATCTTTAATTAATGTTGGAATGGACAACGCTCTAGGAGAATGGAATTTCTTAGTTTGTTCTGGAGCAATTGTAAGACCAAAAATCAACGAAAAATTTTCTCTTTTTGTAGATAACAAAAAAGACATTCTTTATCCAATAGTTGATAATCGAATGGATTTTATTGATAGTTCATTAAATGGATTTTTCATAAACAAAGAAACATGGAATGAAATTGGACACATGGGTGATTGCGGACCATTTCAAATCGTCAAGCTCATGTGGGGCTTGACAGCTATGAGTTATGGATCTAAATTCAAAGCAATAGCAGGAAGTCGATTTTGTTAAATATCGGCATAAATATAACTCCATCGATTGTTTTTGCGATGATTGCCAGAATTAACTTCTCTTAAATATTCAAACAATTCACTCCATCCTGCAAACATAAATTCTTTTGGTATAAAACCAAAATACCAAAGAGGAATACTTGTTATTTTTGGCTGGTCTGTAACAAGCAATGTTGGCTTTTTTGCGTTATTGCTATTTATGATCTCGTGATGCGTGCCTGTTGTTGGCACTTTATATGGCAAATAGGCTATAACAAAATCCGCTCTATCGACCATGCACAAATCTTTTCTTACAAAAGACTTAGATATTTTTACTATTGTGTCTAAATCTTGATTTTTTTGAGCCTCTTCCAAAACAGGAACCCATTGTTGTTTTGGATCAGCAAATGGATCAAATAAATTTATTTTGAATTCTTCAACAAGAACTCTTCTAGGTTCGTTTCGCCAATCTTCTTTTATGTCATATTGGATAGGACCAGAAAGATATACCTTTGATCCTTCGAGCGGATATTTTTTCATATTTCTCTCTTCACAAAGATGTGTGGCAGACTCTTTTATACAAGTTACCAGAAAGGCAATGAAATGTCAAATCAAAATTCAGTTCTTTTAGACGAAATAAGTGCTGTTCTAAAGTATGAGCCGTGTCAACGCCACAGTTATTTTCAATTAAAATATTTCTTAATTGGAAAAGAACCAACAAATCAATCAAAAATGTGGCAATGTTTAAGAGAATTAAAATCTCGCAAAGAATCACTTGAATCACTTGATCTTGAATATGAAGATTCAAAAGATAAGCTAGAATTACTAGATATCACGTTAGAAAGAATTCGTATGAAATTGGAATCAGTTCAAGACGAATTATCAAAAAGAGAAATCCAAATTCAAACCAATCAAACAAATAGACAAAGAGCATCATTAGAAGCAAATATTTTGCAACTTGTCGAAAGAAAAAATTGGATTGAAGAAGAATCAAGATTTTTTCTTGAAACATTCAAAAGCATTTTAAAAACCGAGCCATTAAAAAACTTTGATGACTTAGATTCACAAAAAGAATATTGGGAAGAAAAATTGGCAAATAAATTAAATCTTAAGATGTTGACCAGTAACCAACTAGATATGGAAATGGTTGAAACTATAGTCGCTCTTCCAGATGACATGCCAATCAAAAAACAAATTTTAAATACTTTAAATTTAAGACATGTTTCTTTAATGAAACAATTGCAAGAAACAGCAAGTCAGATAGAAATCAAAAAAGAGTAATGGCTAGATTCAAAAAGTGTAAAACAATATAAAAAAGTGAAAATCTTATATTGTTTTACACTGTGCTTGATTTGAGAATAAAAAGTTTACACTTTATGAAAAGCAGGGGAATTAATGGCGGTTACACGTTTAGCTTCTACAGATGTTGGATATACTACAGGACTTCTATCATTATTTCCTGGAGCAAAAGACTCAAAATATCAATTATATGAAGCGACGAATAATTCTGAGACCGTGTTAAAACAAAGCCTTACATATAATGGCAAATATGTAGTTGTGCAAGATACAACTGGATTTCCAGACAATGGCATCATTCGAATTGGACCACCCGCAGGACAAACTGGATCTGCGGAGATGGTTTATTATGACTCAAAAACAACGAACGCATTTAAAAATCTTCTTCGAGGGTTTGCTGGATCACGTCAAAACCCTTGGCCAGTTGGAAGCTATGTTTCAAATGCTGTATTTGCAGAACATCACAATTCGACAAAAGATGCAATTGTTCAAATTGAAACAGATTTGGGAGTAGATACGCTACCAAATCCTCTTAGTTTAAATGGAATTTTAAAAACACAAGAGACAAGGTTTTTGTCTCCCAGACCTTTATTTAGATCATTTCCAACTTATGCCATTCCTGGTACGCAAATTCGATTTCAGAATTTTAGCACTGGACCTTTGATTAGATATTTATGGGATTTTGGAGATGGAACAACTTCTGTAGAAAAATCTCCACTTCACACATATCAAAAAGAAGGTATTTATACAGTAAGTTTAAATGTTATAACCACTTTGGGCGCCCAAGGAATAACTACAAAAAATAATTACATTAATATAAACCACGAGGCTAGACCGCCATTCCTTTATGTTCCTGTAACTTCTGGATATTCTGCAAAAACTAGCGGTGGCGCAATTGGCAGCAATCCTGAAAACTGGGATTATATAAACGCTTATGAGTTTGAATTTATTGACCAAACAGATGGCGATATTGCACAAAGATATTGGGTTTTTGATGGTGTTGGGCAATATAAAATTGAAAACGAACCTTGGACTTACAATGAGCAAGAAAGCATTGCTGTAAGCAATCCCAACATACACACAATAAAATACAGATACGCAAATCCAGGACAATACAGCCC